CACTACCTCTAGAGAACTCCGTTCTAATGGGTTTTACACCATTTAAAGGAAAAGAGCCTTGGCCTTGAAAGCTACCAAAGGTACTCCCTCTTTTAGCCATTTTTAATAGAATCCACCCTGTGCATAGACGGATGCGCCGGGGGTATATCCAGAAACGTTAGGGCCACCAGGGTAAACCCCAACATAAAGGCGATCACCACGTTCAAGGTAGATGCCTTTATTACGGAGTGGTGCGGTTTCTCCAAGACCATTTGTATTACCTGCCGCCATGACAGGGACTGCAACAACGGGCATCACATCAGAGCAATCAGCCTGCTGCTCATTGGATGGTACAGTTTTTGCAAACAGTACGCGGTAATCACCAGACGCAGGGATTGGTGTAGTAGTACCACGGGTATGGTAGAAGACAAAAGTAACGGCAGGTTGCTCACCGTACGATGCGCCTAGATAAGTAAAACCACTGGTTGTGCCACCGGAGTACACAAGGTCTGTGTTAATACCGACCAGGGGGGTAGCACCTGTGTATGTATAGTATCCGTAACCGCTCTCCGCTGGTGTTGCTAATACACCTGTATTTGTAATCTTTACGATCTGACCACTGACAAATGTGACGTATGTACCAGAGGTGGTTGTATTAACGGTATAGTCCTCGTCCCTGTAGATATCATTGCGAACAATGGTAAGGGAGTCAATGATACCCCCACTGTTATTGTCTTCGCTCAGGTTGGCATCCATGTCAACGAGGAGTGCCGGGGCCTGACCACCCTGTACAAACAGAGTGTTTGTCGCAGCACTACCTGCGATCTGAGTGGTCACCCTTGTTGAATCAAACAATGGGCGATCAGAAAATACAGGCTGCTTATTAGTGCTACTAGACCCCATTACTGCCTCCAGGCTATTTAAAACATTTGCACTAATTCTAATGCAAATTACCTACTGTAATCCAAGGAATGCCGGAAAACCAAACCCAGCTAGTGCATTGGAACTCGATTCAGCCCCGCCAAGGAATCCCCCTGGCGTCGGAGATGACAAAGCACCCTTCAGCTGTCGAGACAAAACTTGGTGTATCAAGGAAGGACGGAATGCTTGAGACAGCATCGACATCGAAAGCAACTGCTGGAAATCATCCGAATCTTTTGGTGCTTGGGGTTTAGGTGCAGCAGCTTGAGGTGTTTGTCCCGTACCCATTTGTTGCGTATCGCCGGGGCGATCACCAAGAACACGTTGTGCATTCTTGTAAAGATCGCCACCAGGCCTGAAACGAGGCAGTGCCCCTGCAACAGATGTACCAAAAGAATCCTTGCGTGTCAGCGGTACGTTTGGGTTACCGCCTAGAACAGTTGCATAAGCACGATCAATTCCCATTTGACCGGGCTTAAAACCACGATCAAGAAGGAACTGAACAGCCTTTGGCATCTGCTCAGCACGTGTATATTTTCCGATTTTATTTGGATCTAAATATTGTCTTTGTTCGTTAGGTCCGAACTGAATCATGCCGTAGTATTTACCATCGGCACCTCCTTTAATATTCGGATCCATGTTCATGCCTGATTCCAAAGAAAAGAATCCGCCTAATTCATATGGATCCAATTGCAATCGTTTTGCAGCATCAAAGATGGCTTGACGATCTGCAGCTGGGAGAATACCGATTCGTTGCGTTGGCATGGTGGCTACCTTATGCTACCCAATTTGACTGTGCCTTAAAGCCGGGAATAAAGACGGTTTGAAGTGCAAATACAAGACTGAGTTTTGCACTAAGACGACGGAGAAAATTGGGACAAATAATCATTGATGTAAAGCAACTACACTGGCCCCCGTAAATCAAAAGATTTGCGTCCAGCTGGCTGGTCTTACATCTCAAAGAGAAAGCCAGTTCTCTATTGTACCTTACTCTTATTCAGAAGCTCCTGGAAGGCCTTGGTTTTCTCAGGGGTTGCTTCCTCTGCGGCAAACTTGTAGAGCGGTATTCCAGCCTCTCCTACAGCCGCGTAGGCCCTATTGCCAGGACTAAGTGCTTGATCAACTTGCGGCACTGCACTTTCTGCACCCTTTGTGGGTATACCACCTTGGAATTGTTTGGCGTATTCCCTTTGAGCAATCATGGGGTTAGCACGTGCCCACTTTGCCATGTCACCGGTATAGCCCATCTGTGCAATAATCTGATCCATGTTGGCGCGACCAGTTGCACTCTGGGACCTGTAGTAATCAGAAAGACCCATCGTTGTAGGAGCCTGCTGAAGCATTGCAGCTTCTTGCATAGCAGCTGCATCTTTAGGCATCTGCTTACCAGGGCGTCCACCAAAGTACCGATCCATTTCAGTACCAGTGAAATAACGTTGGTACTGACCTTCTGGCGTCATTTCATAAGTGGTGATATTAGCAGGAGTTATTGCTGCAAGATTACCAAGACCTGCTCCGGGAGGTTGTGGACCACCTAAGCGTTGTTGACCGGGGAATCCTGCTCCGGCGCGGAACTGCTCCGCTTGACGGCCTGCGGCTAACTCTTTTTGTTTATAGTCGGGTCCAAAATTGCGTCTAGGCGGATTGACACGCGGATCTTTCTTGGGGTCGTAACCAATCCCCAAAGAGCGTACGGTACCCCTAATTGCCTCTAATGGTTGGCCGAAGAATAAGGTACTCGGACCCGCAGCAGCACCAAGACCCAGTAGGTTTAAAAGAGAGTTCATCGCCAGTTAATTGACAGGTACAAATTGGAACCAGTGGAGATATCTGCTGGTCCTGGCAACGCCTGAATAAATTCAGCACCAGAGCGTTCAAACCGATAGCGTGCCTGGAACGGATCCTTGTAGTTCGGTACGTAGAGAATCTGTGCTAAACGATTCGTTTCGTAAAGATAGATCTCGTCCCAAACCTTAAGGGCTTCTCTGGCATTGCTGGATCTAATTGTACGATCAACATCACCAGCAATATTTTCAATACGAGTAGAAGGACTTGTCGCAACCTCAGTCTTCTTCTCTGCTGTATCACAGCGACCAATCTGGATAATAAGTTTGTCATAAAAATAAGAATCAGGAACTGTGTTCATTGATTCTTCCAGGCGGGCGTAATCACCCGCTGGTACTGACACCAGATAGTAGCCAAGGTGATACCTGACCCTGCTTTTATCTAAGTCAGATAGACGCACTTATTTCTCTCAGATTTAACTTAATTATAAAAGCAATTATCCTAATAAACCTTGGAATGGCTGCGCACTAATAGCATCAGCTAACTCTTGCTTAAGAATCCCTTGCATCAAAGAAGGTTGGTTCATTTGAGAAAGAAATGTTTGAAACAAAAGAGATTTCATTGGATCTTTCTTTTCCTTCTCAGTAGTAGCTTGTTGACTTTGGCCAGGAGGTGGCGGAAGTTCTCTGGGTGGCGGTGCGGTGCCTAAAACATTGACATCACCCGACTCTGGCCTTCTGATATCACCATGTCCAACTTTGAATACCACATTACCACTTGGATCCAAAGACTCTGAATAAAATCCATAATCACCAGCGGTGCCTCTCCTCACTTTTCCACCAGCAACACCTGGCAGGAAAATAGACGCACCCTCTACTGCACCCTTGTCAAATCTAGATTTTCCTTTGAAAGGAACATAGTAGTCAAAAGATCTCCAGCCCTGTCTTGGTGCATGTGCAGCAGCAGCTTGCATCAAGATCCGACCACGCTCATCCAGGGGTAGAGACGGGTCATAACGAAGACCGGATACACCTTGATTAGAGAATTCAATTTCTCTACCGATGCTTTGATACTGTTTAGCTAAAGCATCAAACGCTTTGATCTTCTCAGTAAGAGGAGTCGTATCTTTTACTTTTAAATCAATGTGATATTCAGTACCAGCACCGATTTGACCAGCTGGTCCTGTATATCCTGATCTTACGGGAAAATAAGACATTATATGTTTTATTTCTTATTTTACCAATGAAAAACCCCTGGGGGTACCAGGGGGTGTATTCAGACTCGGATGAGATCTGCAGAAAGTACTGCGTCCCAGTCAATTCGTTTGATTTGTTTTAGCTGATCAAGGGATGTAAACCTTTCACCCGATAGAGACAGTTGCAGGTCCTTGATCTCCCTTGCAGTCTTTAAACCAATACCCTTGATGTGATCAGCGATCATCTGGGCAGTAGCACTATTGACATTTAACCGATGATCAGGCGGGAAAGAACGAGGTTCTTCTTTTGCTGCTGCATCTTTTACCTGAAGAGTTTTTACCTTTTTAGTAGATTCTTCATCAGGTTCGATCTCAGTTTTGTAGGCGGTAAAGATTCGTCCATCTTGGTCTTCCACCATGAACCAATCACCGTTATCCCACTCGCTGATTACTTTGATGCGAGCACCGGTTTTCTTATACTTATAGAGCATAGGACCAGAGTATACCTGGTCCTAGTTTACCCTATTCAGCTGACAGTGCGACCAGTCAGATAGCCGTCAATGTCTTCGTAACCAGGGGCGTCATCCGGTTGGATATAGCAAATCTCAACGAGAATGTATCCAGTGCGGCCAGCAGCAGAATCATTATCAGAGATGTAGAAACCACCAGAGGTAGCCGTACCATTAGCAGAGCCCTTGGCATACACCTTAAAGGTGGCACCAGTGGTAGCGGCATAGTGCAGGCCGGTCACGCTCACAGCTTGACCAGTGGCAGTCAGCAGGGGAGCCTGACCAAAGCCTTGGGTACCGCCAGCAAAGTAGATGCTGGTTGCGGCAATACCAGAGACTGTGGATGTCAGGTTGGCCTGGGCGACGGGCTCACCGGAGTAAGCCACGGGGCTACCAGCATTGTCGCGACCGAAGGAGATCACGTTACCGGTGGCGGCATACACACCAGAAGCAACACGGTTATCGCCCCAGCCAGAAGCCACGGAGATAGCGGTGCGATACACGTAAGCAGGCTGGGCGGTGCTACCACTAATCACCAGACCGGTGATGTCGGTACGGGTGTCATCGTTCCGGTAGGGGGAAGGAATGATCACACTGCCGCTGGCAGCAGGGGAACCAGAGGTGGCTGTCACGGGGACATAACCACGCACCTGGAAGTAACGGTAGCCAGGGACGGCCAGCACCGAAGTGGGGCCACCCTTGGAACCATCATTGGTGCCACTGTCGTTGGTATCAATGTTCTTGTACCAGCCGTTCAGCGGCTCGTTCCAGTTACCCGGATAGATTTTCTTGGACGAGAGGTAGGACATTTATTACTCCTTTAAGTGAATGTTGAATTATTTATCAGACGGTACCGTCGTCCTGCAGGAAGCTGTAGGCAGTGGTGATGAAATCCTTATTCAGCACTTCAAAACCAGCGTAAAGTTGCCAGATGAGGATGATAAAACGGCTGAAATCGTCGTTGTTATTGATGAGCACTTGAGCATTGGGGCCGCCGATACCCACGCCAACTGCCTGAGGACCAAAGAAGAAGCCCTGGGCAATTTCGTAAGAAGTATAAGAAGACGAACCACCGATGTTCAGGTCAGCAGTAATGCTCTTGGTCGGGAAGTTCGTGGATTCGAAGAATTTGACGCCCTCGAACTGAACGCCAGTAGGCATCACAGGCTCAC